TCACACCAATTTAACTTATATTCAACTTTTAACTAAACTACCAAAAATCTTCGTGTAGTAAAAATTTATTTCACGAACCTGTCGTTTTGGCAAAAACACCGACTATATAGACCTTTACTTTTTGGGGTCTATGATGTTCAGGGTTTGGATATCTTTTTGTATACGATCTTGCTGTCTGCGCTGTATCTTCTTACGCTTTTGCATAGATTTTGAACCCTTTGGCATAGGAGGCTCTTGACCAGGCGATACGCCTGCCATTTGTCCTCCACCCACATTATTTGCAGGGCCAGCGACGGCTGCTCCGTCTTCTCCTAGTTTTTTTGCTTCGGTATAGGTGAATACCTGTTTTCCTATTTTATAAACAGGAACTCCAAAAACTTCTCCAATTGGAGTCAGGTGTTTTATGCGATACTTTTTATCGTATATTTGGTATACACCAGCCTCTAATAGATTATTTTCAATATGAAGTATTGTTTTCAAGCAAGTCTTTTTGGACTTGAAATACTCCATCACTATAGATTCATATTTTTCAGGATTTAACCCGCTATACTCTGATTTTAAAGACCACAAAGTTTTAACAAGAGCAGAAGATCTGTTTGGAATTGCATCAAATTGTTCTACTATTTTTTTTACTGTCCAAGACAAAGCAAAAAATTTATCAGGATATGCTTGTTTTTCTGAAGACTCTTTTAGTTGTCTACGAGTTTTTAATATTTTACCGCTCTCGTTTACTATACCTAGTTTATAGGCAGACATTTCTTTCCAAGGAGTATTGATAATTTGTGTAAACTGATACTCCATCAGTATATCTTCTAGTCTCAGGTCTTCCATTACAACTCCCTTAATTTTGCTACAACTTTGTCGTCTAGTGGTATTTCAACTATATCTATTCCTTCTATGTTTTTAGTGTCTGGAAGGTAGTGTAAGTACACCAAAAAAGTTTTAAGTACTGACAATAAATCTTTATCCATTTTATAGAATAACATTCTAGTTGCTGCGTCTATACCAAAAACATTGTAGAATGTTATTAAGTGATTTAGTATTAAACGATCTCGCAGTTCTTCTGATCTTTGATACTTTCTAAACAAGCGTTTCAAATATACTATACGAGTAATGTCCTCTTCAAATTCTTGCATACTATGACATTGTGGGTTGTCATAGTTTTTTACTGCAAACAGTTTGAAATTTTCTTCGTTTAATGTTTTAAATATCATTGTGTAATACAATACTTTCACTTTAAAGACTCATTACCATAAGTATTTATAATAAAAAAGGGAGCCTTGTTTAGGCTCCCTTTCGGGCGGTGAAATGCGGATTTTAGGGAACGCGCCCTTAACCCTGCACGATGCGGGGTTTGACCGAGAAAGTACCGTCTTCGTTGCTGTTAATTTCTACAACAAGTTTCAAAGGAGTTCCTGTCTTGTTTGAGATGTTATCTGCGTGATAAGGATCGTAGCCTGGATCGGTTGGATATCTTCCGTATGATCCGCCAAGATACTTTAAAGTAAACTCAAACATACCTGCACCAATCTCATTAACAGGGCCACGCTTATTATCAATACTTGTTTTAGCGTCATGCTCTAAACCAGTTTTTGCTGGTGGAACTCGGTATTCAAAGAAAAGACCAACCCTTTCCAATTTGCTCTTGATTTGAGCAAGAACATTATAAGGATTGATGTAACTCTTACTCATTGCTGCACCAAGGAAGGTGTTCAATCTAGCAAGAGCCTCACCATTCAACGAAGCAATATTGATTTCAGGGGTGTCTACAGCACCATCAGGATTGTGAGGGCCAACCGCTGGATTTAAAGTTCCAGTGCCGATTGCCTGTAAAACTCCCAAATTCTCCTGCAATTTGTTTCGTAGTTCCTTAAAACGCATGATAAACTCCTATTAGCGAACAGTTACTCGGAACGCTGCTGAACCTGTTGCCGATGGGGTTGCAGCAGTTGTTCCGTCATTCACAAAAGCAGTCATTCCGTACACACCTGTGGTTAGACCAGCAGGAAGAACGATAACTCCAATATCTTGGTTGAATGATGAGGTTGGGCCGAAGAATGCCTCGTACACATAAGTTGGAACCGCAGTCGGACCTGAGGTGTTTACAAGCAAACTTGTTCCTGTGGAAAGAACAATATTCTTAACTTGGCTGTGATTTAGAGGGCCTCCACCAGTCAACTGTCCTGTTAGAGAAAGGGTAAGAGATTGTGTAAAGTTCACATCGTTTGCCTTAACTTTAATGAAACCTGTGTTTCCTGTGGGGAAAACCGTTCCTACAACATTAGTATATGTTGGAACCGAATTAGTTAAACCAAGACCTGTGGTTCCCCAAAATAGGCTAGAAACACCAAATTCATTTAATCCGAAATTTGCAGTTGCAGAGTGGCTTAAACCTAGACCTGAATTGCCACCAGATGTTGCTCCATCACCATTGAATGGAGTTGTGATGTATGGAGAATAATTTGCTTGACCTACGAGCAAATCTCCAGAAGTAAAACCACCGGTGATGCTAATACGATTGGCGAATACACTTGATGTTACTCCTGTGATACCAGGATCGTTAGGCATAGCAACAATCAGTTCCATTTGAGGATAACTTGAAGTTGCTCCAAGTGTTTTTGTTCCCTCAAACTGACCAGCCAAATTTGACAAGGCGTTCGCAACAGGAAGTTCCCAACCTGAATTTGTGCGAACACAGAAACGCTTTTGAGCGGCGGTTAACCATGTTGGTTTTGATTCTTCTCTATCGTTATTATTCCAAGTTCCCATTTCGGTTTCTCCTTGTGCTACCTATTTAGCGATTTTCGTTGATGATGTTACGAAGGGTTGATACTTCTTCTTCAGAAAGTTGAGTCAAGAATTCTCGTAGACCCAATTCAATTTCTGATGGTTGTGTTTCTTCCTTCTTCATGCTCTTCATGCCTGCGGTGTTAATACCAGCAGCAGCCTTAGCGGGAGTAGCCAACTTGCTACCCTCAGCACTTGATGAACCACCCTTTGGAGCAGTCTTGCTCTTTACTTCAGCGGGAGTAGCCAATGCAGCCTTTTGAGTAGTCATCTTTACATCAGCCTCAGCAACAACCTCTTCAAAACGAGTAACCATTTCTGGCGTTAGTTGGCAACCGCACTTGGCTACACCTTCCTTGAGATGCTTGCGTAGAATGTTACGCTTGGTTTCCGCGACCATAACACCTTCGGTTAAAGTTGCAAATTCTGCCTTAGCAGCCTTGGCTGCTTCTTTTAGAGACTCAGGAAGTTCAACCTTTATGGTTGTCTTGCCCATGAGAACATTTGAGATGTTATTGTAGAATTCTTTGCTGATTGGTGAGTTGTGCATTGCTGCTCCTTGTATTTTTTACATTCTTACCGCTAGGTAGTATTTAGTTAAATTTATCTGTTGCGTTTCAGCCAAAGATCACCTTCGGCTGCTCTTCTTTTAATTAATCCTGGTAAAACTTCACCTTTAGACTTATTATATTTTGCTAGTGCTGCTGGAACTTCTTTCCAATGATCCGAAGAACTTAAAGCCATAGTTATTGATTCAAACCCACTTTTACCATAAAAACCAGGCCCCACATTATAGGCAAATGAAATCAATGCACTCTGCTGATTGGAATTCATAAGATTCCAATTTGGTATCATTTTTAATTTAGGAATCACTTTTGTATTTACATAGTGTTCCATATACTGATCTGCTTGTTGTTTTGTTATTCTGTCGCCTTGTTTAACAGGTCTACCGTCTGGATGAGTAGTTGATCCTTTACCTATAGTCCAAACTTTTCCCGTTTTATCCCAGTATGCCTCAGTTTTAAATCCTTCATATTTTGAAATTAATAGTTTCCACGCTGTAGTATTTTGATAGGTTTGCTGTGTGGTTTGGGGACGAGGAGGGGTAGTTGCTGCCATTGCTGGCGATCCTATCGCTATGCTTGCTGCTAACGCTGTGGAAAGTAATCCAGCAGAAAGTTTAACTTCATTTACATGCTGTATAAAAGTTTTCATCCCTTCGCTTTCTTCCAAAGATCAGCATCACCAGTTGTTCGGGTTTTACCGCCTGTTAGGAAGGAATTCACTCTAGCCAACGCCCATTGTTGAGGTGTGGTTCCAGGTCTATGTCCACCCTTCCACGCTGCCATTCCTCGGTCGTAGACTTTCTTTAAAATTGTATAAGATATACCAGATTTAGCGGCTTTATTTTTCACCGCTTTAATGCTCTCGTTTATCTCTAGTTCATTTTTTAAATCTTTGAAACTTTTCATTTTATTTCTCCGGATTGTGGCCCCAAATCTTCAGGGCTAATAGTTTGCGAGTTGGTTCGCCTTTATCGTCACGAAGTGGGCCTTTGGCTCCCTTCATGCGACTGATAAATGAAATTTGCTTGTTTGCCCATTTCCAATCGGCAGCCTGCCAATCATCTTTCTTCTTGCCAAGCATTCGGACAATAGCACGAGCCGAATCGCGTCCCGAGGTGATTTTACCACCACCGGTTCCTGCCTTGCCTGCTTCCTTACGCGACAATCCCGCTTCTTTGCCGCCCTGTGAATCAATGAAGTTTTGAAGTTCTTTGGCTCCCATGTTTACAAGTTTAGACCATTCCTTGTAGATACTATCCTTTTCTTCATCATCCATTTCTTCAGCAAGTTTGTTTTGACCAGGAGTATCCTTGGCGTAAGTTTTACGAATCTTGTTTGTACCAATCTCTAAAACTTCTTTAAACAATTTACGAGCCATACTTGCTTCGTCTGTATACTCGTAAAGCATCCATTCAAAATCTTGTTCAAGTGTGGTTTCAGTTTTTGGAGCGTGTATAGAATACATCTCCCGCTTTTGTTCTTGTATGTAAATTTCCCAAGCATCTCGTTCTTCTTGAGTGGTGGTGTTTGATTGAAGTTCACGAGCCTTTTCAATTCTTGAACCAATTTTTGTATTATTGTCTAGTAGAACGGCTTGATCTAATATATCCTGTAGTTCAAAGGCTTCTGATTTTGCTCCAAACTTTTTATCAAATGCTATTGAATACTTGGAGCGTCTTGCACTTTTTTCTGGATCACCGGGAAGTTTTTTCCAAGCCTTAGGATCAGAATCAGAACGAGCCTTTCGTGCAGCAAACTGTTTCACCCTAGCCTTGGCATCTGCTCTACTTAGTCCTGAAACATATTTCTTTGGCAAACCAGTTTCTTTATCCTTTGGAGTTGCCTGCGCCGCCGCTTCACCCAATGCAACCTCTTCAGTTTTTGGTTCCGGCTTTGCCGCAGACATTTCTTTAGGATCCACTTGCATTCCAGTTTGACGCAAGAAACGCAAACCAATCAGAACCTTGTATTCCATATGACTACGGTTAGCAAGAGAGAATTTTACATTCTTGTATTCACGACCAGCAAATTCCACATCCATCAAAACTATTGGACGAATTTCTCGTTCTTCAGTTCCGCCACGCTTAATCTTGATGCGACTAACAATAGGCTCGGTTAAACTCTTACCATTTATCTTAAACGAAACTGTGTGATTCTTTTCGTTAATCTTTATGTCTGTAGCATCAATAGAATTGTAACCGCTATTGCCTGTATCAATCTTTGCGTTGTATTCAACACCGTCAACAGTAATAGTTTCACTAACTGCCACATTACTAAACAGTTTCCAGTTTGACTTGTTGCTTACATGCTCAATCAAAGCATCCATCAAGCCTTGTCCCTCAACTTCTTCGGTTGGCTTACCGTCCTTGTAAAGTGTGTAAACATTACCGCTTCCTGGCGAAGCGTTCATTTCAATAATGTAAGGTTTGCCGTCTACAACCACATGATCAACACCAACATAATAGCACTTGCTTACTAAAGCAACCTTTTCCACAAGTTCAATCTCTTCTGGACTTAGTTTAAATGCTCCCCCTGAGGAACCCCTAGCAATATTAGTTCTGAAATCGCCTTTAGCCTTGTCACGCTTTGCACAGGCAAATATCTTGCCGTTAAGAACAATTGAGCGAACATCGTTCTTAAATCCTGGCAAAAACTCTTGGAGGATAACTTCTGCACCAAACTTCCATAAAGACTGAAGCACAGAACGCAAAGACTTTTCGCTTTCAATAATTGAAACACCGATGCCTTCTGCGCCTGTAACAGTCTTCACAACAACAGGATACTTTCCACCAATAGACTTCATAGCATTTGCCACCGAATCTTCATCGGAAACAAATGCAGTTCGTGGGTGTGGTAGGTTATACTTCTGAAGGGCTAGAGCAGTCTGCAACTTGTTTGCACAGATCTCCATAGCACCCTTTTCGTTAACCATGAACACACCATTGTTTTGTAGAATTGTGGCGAGACCAATTCCAAGTTCCGAGTTCATTACACCACCACGCACAAAGCATAGGGTATTTTGAGGCTTAATCACAACCTTCTTGGTGTCTTCGCCTTCAGTAATTTGAATTGTAACCTTTTCACCGCTGGCTTCCATTGAATTAATATGAGCATACTTCATCTTGATTACATGAAATTCTATGCCCTTTTTCTTGCAAGACTTTTCCATCTTCTCAATTGAAGAGCCTTCTGTACCACCTTCAGCAGAAGTCAAACAAAGTAAAGTTACATTAGATGACTTCTCTTCCCATAACCATTCTTCCTTTAGTTGCATTCCCTTTTTCACAGCCATGAAAATCTTCTTGGCTTCAGCATCCTTCACATGCGCGGGTACACCTGCGCGAAACGCATCAAAGTCTCCGTCAAATACGGCTTTACGCATCTTGGATGCTGACATGCCCTGCACACCTTCTGAATCAGGATCGCGGTCGCCAGCACTAATCACTTTGAAGTCTGAGAACTTGTAGCCCTCGGTACTCTTTGGATCAAGATCAATGTATTGCTTAATCTTGTTGTATTCTGCCGTATGATCTGCACCAGTCACGATGCGTACTTTGGTATAACCCGCATCGCTTAACTTTTGTGCAATAGCATAAGGCCCTGCAACCGTCTTGCCGTCCTTGTTTGAAAAAGGCTTTGGCATCAGTTGGAACTTCATCTTGGGGAAAAACTTCTTTAAAGTCTCAAGTTTAGTTTTTGAGTCTAGCGGATTCTTCTTTGAATCTTGCGAGTAGGAAGCGTAAATGCAAAACTCAGCACCAATCTTTTGGGCTTCCGCCAACACCTTGTTTACAAGAACTTCATGTCCTGTGGTTGGTGGGTTAAAGCGTCCAACGCCAATAACAATTGACTTTTCTTTCTTGGGTGCTTCGGTGATGATCTGTGAGAGTTTTTTCACTTCCATTCCTTTGCTAGATTGAAGTTGTTCTTGGAGAACTCGTTGCGATCAACAAGTTTCACAATACTACATGTCTTACCACAAACTGCTACGAAACCTTCAGGTGCAGTTGGACGATATCCATCCTTGTCTGCAATAAAGGTTGAGACACTTTGGGTAAGAGAAAGTTTAGAGATAACCAAACTCTTAGCCTTGGCTATAAGTGCGTGAAGTGCAAATAGTTTATCAATTTGAGAAGCGTAAGCCTGTAGATACTTGGTAATTCTTGCGCCTTTTTCCTGCTTCTCTTTTTTCTTTGCTTCAGTTTTTAGTGCGTCTGCTTCTGTAGCAAGACGAGCCTGAATGAATGTTGCAAGACCGTTTGTAGTATTGTTTGAAAGTCCTGCTCGTACTGTAGCATTGATGTACTGCGACACATACTCGGATGCTTCACTCTTGTTGAATGAATCTAGTGCAGACTTCAAGTTCTTGGCTTCTGCTTCAATCTGTTTTGTGAGAACAGCAATCTGTTTTTCTTCTGCGGTTTGAAGCAAAAGATTTTTTGGTAGAGTTGGAACCTTGGCATCCACAACCCACACTCCTGTAGATGTTCCCATTGAAGGAACACCGGGCGACCATGATCCGCGCTCTTTAGGATCACCACTACCGCCCCACTTGGTGTGAAATACAATACCAAACTTAGCAGAGGCTACTTCCATGCCTGTGGGACTATCCGCAGGAACAGCGTAAGTAATAGTATTAGGACGGAAGGTAATGTAACTCTTGCCGTCAATAGTTTCTTTTTTCTTCTCGCCTTGTGTAAACAGCAGATCACCCCAAACCATGCCCCTGATGTTTAGTGGCTTCAGATACTTTAAAGCATCTATCAGTTTGGCTACCACACCACCTTCGTGGTTGGCTTTAATATCTGCTTCTGTATAGTTAACCTTTGAGGTTTTGCTGAAGAAAGACTTGGTAGCCACAAAGAACTTTTTAGTGTCAGGATGAATGCCTGCAATAAGAGCAGGAGCACCATCCCATTTTGTGGATACATTCAAAGATGGAACAGCCTTTCCTGTTGAGGAAACACCGCTAACAACATCTTTTAAAATTTTAATGGATGCCTGTAATCCCGCAAATCCCTGTTCAAACATACCGTCTTCAAGGTGGCTAATGTGCCCACCTTTGTTTTCTTTAACGGCTTCAGTTATAGATTGTGGTGTTGAAAAGGAATAAAAGTTCAGCATATAGCATATTTATGCTAAACTTCACTCCTCCTCTACCCATCTTGACCAAGTTTTTGGGCCCATATGGTCAATGATAGTCATTACAAGCATCTTCCTGTTAGGCACAATAGGAGGCTTGGCTAGCGGCATCTTGGCTTCTTGTGGGGTTCGGTTTGCCTTCTTGTAGTTGCACTTTCGGCAGGAAGCCACCACATTCTTCCATTCAAACTTACCACCACGGCTAGCAGGCATCACATGGTCAATAGTACCGTTAGCGGCATTCAAAGAACACCCACAATACTGACATTCAAACTTGTCACGCCTAAACACACCCTTGCGAGTGGCTCCCTTGATCCGATACGGCAAGTTAACATATTGCACCAACACGATTGCGGTGGGTAGTTCATAGTGCCCTCGGGGTGTAGGAATACGATAGAAGTCGTCGTGACCATAAGGCTTGGCGGCTTTACCTGAACATAGCAGGTTAACCGCTCGCTTCCAATCAATCACATTTAATACTTCCTCGCTAGCGTTTAGGAGGAGAACCTTCAAGGTTTAGCCCTTCAGAAGTTGAGGGTTAGTATCCTGTTCCATCTCTTGATTGAACAGATTGATTTCTTCCTGCTCATCCTTAATGATGGCATACACTTCGCCCTTGAAGCAAATAGCCAGTGCATCATCATTCTCTGTCATAAGAGTAATGTATCCACCAACAACTACACGATCACCCTTTTGAATTGGGAAAGGATCGGGCTGACGAGCAAAAGAAAAGTTTCTTCCATCGCCGCCAACAGGCTGAGGAGCAAATGGTTGCTGTCCTGCGGAATAAACAATTCCTTCAAAAGCCTCACCTGGCTTAATCTTGGTGCGATCAACTTTTACGATAACATAATCAGTATTTGGAATAAGCATTGTATTTTCTCCTTTAAGTATCTAGTAGGAGTGCCAGGATTCGAACCTGTTCCAACCGGGTATAAACCGATCTGGGCCAACCAAAGACCCCCCACTCCCATTATCCGTCAGTAGTCTGCTCCTTGACAATCAAGGCAGCGCGAGACTTTTTGTTTGCAACATGACCCGATTCTGTCTTGATGAGATAGTTACTCTTCTGTCTATCATCATCGTGACCCAAGCGATAGTTCACTTCCGTCATAACATTTCCATCAACAACAGAAGTGATGTTGCTAACAAGCATAGCAACAAGAGTCTCCGACAAGGCTGCTGCGTTAGCCTCGTTTGTGTTCAGGGGAATATCAATGTGAAGTCGGAACATGTGTATATTATATCTCTTATTGGTGTGTTGTCAAGACAGAGAAACAGATTTTTTTGCGTCTGATAATCAGTACTTCCGATACTCCACCCGGTAGCCGGTATGGGCTTCCACATCCTGCACATGAAGGCGAGCCTCTTCTTCGGTGAACTTCATGGTGTAGACCTCCACCAGTCGCCACCCGGTCTTGGTGCGGCTGTCAACCCGGTAGGTGGTGAACTGCCACCGAATCGGATCAGGGCATGGGGGAATGTCGGTGTTGGTTTCGGTGGTCATGGGGGTATTGTACCTTTCAGGGGTGGGGTGGTCAAGACCAATCAGCAAAATCTCTCTTTTTAAATTTTTCTCCCATACGCTCGCGGAAAGTTTTAAATTCCCCTGTTTGCTCTTCGTCTTCATCCTTAACTTCAGGCATATTAATAATACCTCGTTGCGCTGATTCATCCAAGTCAAAAAGTTTCATTTTGCTGCGATCAATACCAACCACGAATCGGCGATTTGCAGCAGGATCTGCATAACGATTCTTAAGTTGCTTAATCATAATTTGACCAAGCCCTTGAAGTTCTTCGGTTGAAACCAAAGCAAACATGAAATCTGCGGTTTGCGGCAAACCAAAAGATTCGCTCGTATCCGTCAATTCCACATCGCTGCTAGAGAATCCTGAACGATTGGTTTGTGTTGCAGTAAAGATAGGCACACCTGTTTCTACAGCAAGACCTCTCAATTCTTCTGCAATTGCCTTGATGAAAGTATAAGAATTCACCGTAGCACTCTGCTTCATGCGCGATGATGCACAGATATTCAGATAATCAATAAAGATTATTTCAGGAATAAAGTTCTTCTTTAAACGCAGTTCATCAAGAAGATGCTTGAAGTGCATAGCACTTGCTGTAGCGGTGGGATATTCTTTGATAATGAGTTTACCTGTAGTTCTTTCCATGATACGCTTCAATTTTCGGTCGTAGATATCCTTAGGCAAAGCCTTCAAATCATCTAGACTTGTATCCATAAGATTGGCATCAATTCGTTCAGCAATACGCTCTTCTGCCATTTCACAGGTGATGTACAACACATTCTTACCCTGCATAAGACAATTAGCCGCATGATGACAGAGGAACAAACTCTTGCCTACGCCCGTGCCTGCGAGACACACATTAAGAGTCTTGTAAGGCGTACCGTTGTTGGTAATCTTGTTCAGCAGATCAATATCAAACGGAATACGCTTCTCTACGGTATGATAGAAGTTGTATCGCTTGTCTGCGTCTTCAATAAAATCGTGACCGATATGAGTATCAAAACTAACTGCAAGAGCAGTAGAAAGGATACTTGGAATAGCAGTCTTCGTTTTGTCTTTGGACTTTCCATCAATAATTTGAATGGATTCCATGATACCATTATAGAGTGCCTTTTCTTTGCAGAACTCTTCGGTATTGTCTAGCAACCATTGAGTTTCCAACTTGTCGTGAGTCTTTAATGATTTGATGATATCCTTAATTGTCTTGAATTCAGTTTCACTTAAGTTATCCCGCTTACTTAAATCAATAAGCAAACTCTCAACAGTTGGCTGCTTGTTATACTTGGTATAAAAAGTGCTGATACAATCATAGATGACTCGCTCATCCCGTTCTGTAAAGTATTCAGGCTTTAAAAACGGAAGAACCTTGCGACTATACTCTTCATCATGGAGTAAGGTTCGCAGAATGAGAATTTCTGTTCTATCGTTAGTCATTAATTATAGTATAGACTCAAACTGCAACTTTGTCAACAGATAACCAGTCAGAAACTGAAACTTTTGGAGTCCAATTTAACCATCTTACTGCTTTTTCATTATCGCATAGAGTAATTCTTGCTTCACCTGCTCTAGCAGGCAGATGAACTACTGAATTTGTTTCAGAAACCATTTTTGAAATTTGATTTACAGAATAGTTTATTCCTGTTCCAATATTAAACACTTCCCCGTTTAATCTACCACCACCAAGTTCACTTTGTGCTGCTAAAATATTTGCATCTACAATGTCTGAAACATGAACAAAATCTCTTCTTTGTTCGCCATCACCAACTATAGTAAACGGAGTTCCGTCCTTTAATTGTTTTTGAAACACACCAATAACTGGAGCATAAGTTCCCCTAACAGGTTGTCTTTCACCATAAACATTAAAATATCTCAGTATAACAGTATCCAAATCTCCAATCATGCTATACTGTTGACAGAAAACTTCTGCTGCTAATTTTGTTGAAGAATAAGGGTTTAAACATGTTGGTTCAGCATTTTCATCTACCGCATAATCATGTTTTGCGTAAATTGCAGAGGTTGATGAAAACATCAATCTCTTAACTCCATTTTTGCTTGAATACTCTAAAGTATTTACTGTGCCAAGAATATTTGTATCAATACAAAGTTTAGGGTTTTCTATGCAATATTGTATTCTACATTCTGCCGCCATATGAAATACATAATCAAACTTTTCATTAGCCAAAACCTTCCAGGGTATTGGTGTAGAAATATCTGAATCTTTTTTATCAAGATATGTTGCTTTAGGATTGAAATAAAATCTATCGTGAGCAATACTGCTTTGATTGTCAATACCAACAACAGACCAGCCTTTAGAAATTAAACTATCAACTAGATTGGAACCAATAAATCCACAAGCACCTGTGACTAAACACTTCATGTTTTATCTTTCTTTAAAGTTCAAACTTTAACTATCCAACAATTTTCCCAAGGATTTCTATAAATTACCTTATCGCCGAAAGTTTCGTCTACGGCTTTCTTAACTCCATTTTCTCCCCAGTAGTAATCGTGTCCGGAAATTATTCCACCAGGTTTAACCTTTGGCAACCAAGCATCAATATCTTGTCTTACACAATGATATTCGTGACACGCATCAATAAAAACAATATCAATTGATCTGTCTTCAAATTCATTTGCCGCCTCAACAGAAGACTTTCTGATGGGGGTTACAACCGAAGATACTTTTTGAATATTTGTTAGGAATAGTGGGTAAAGTCTGTTTGTTTTAACAAAAGGATCATCAGTATGTTCAGCAGATCCTTCCCAAGTATCAACCGCATAACACTTAATATTTTTTCCAGAGTTTATAGCCTCTACTCCCAAATAAGCAGTACTCTTTCCCTTCCAAGAACCAACCTCAACAAAAATTGAGTTATCTTTTATATCTCGTATGAAATCAGAATACAAGTTTGGGTATGTAAACCACCCATCCGAACTTTCGCCAGCAGTTTGTGTGTAATAGTGTTCCATCTTTACAGTTTCCATAATATTCCTTTCAGGGTAGGTTTTCTTTGAATAGAGTTATCCACCAAGACATCTTTAACTTATTCATATTAAAATTATTACGATTAGTGTAGTAATCTAATTTTTCTGTCAATAGTTTTTCTGTTACTTCTTCCCAAGTATCAACTATCAGAACAGGAAGATCCTCATAGTATCTCGTGTTATTACATCTTTTTACTATAGGTATTCTACCAAGATACAGAGTTTCCCATAGTCTGTGAGTATCTATACCCCCACCTCTTGGACATAGAACATAACTACACGATTTTATTTCATTTAGATATTTTTTATAGATATCAATTTCAATTTCTTTATTGGTTTTATTTGAAGATGGATGGAGTTTTGATAACGCCCATGTTTTACCTTCAACAGATTTATATGCAGGAACCCTTTCTTCGGGATAATTTCCAACATAAAAATTTGCATAAGCCAAATATAAAGGAATAGACTGCTCTTCTTTTTGATGGTGATGTATTAGTTCAGTTTTAGTTATTCTCGCATTTTCTCGTGTATACAACAAATTATTTGTATAATTTTCTAAACCTATAGGCAAACTATGAATTGCCGAATCTATAGAGCAATCTACATTTTGACCAAACCATTTTCTAAAAAATGAAAATTGCTTTGCATAATTAAACAATTGTTGATTAACACTAAAGTCTCCAAAATGAGTTACAATATTAAATGGATGTGTTAGTCTGGGAGCAACATACTGTAAAAAATTAGGAACATGATCTATTTTTAAAGGATAATACCCTTGTAATTGCTCGGCAGCATAGATCAACCTATCACCACAAATATAGTCACTATAATCAAACAAAGTTTTTTAATCCTTTACCATGAACATGAATACTCAAAATTTTTGTAATCTTACCTGTTTGTTTATCTTTAATTACAAAATATCTTTTACCATCGGGAGTAGTTGCATCAGCAAATCCCCATTTTCCAGTTGCTAACATTTTACCAATATATTGATGTACAAAAATTGTTCCTGGTGGATGTCCGTTATTACAACCACCAAGATGCTGCCCTATACTACTTGGATCAAATATACCGCCAACAGTTTCATAGAATTTTGATAGACTACCTTCAGTCCAAATAGGTAAAGTTGAGACATAAGATTCTCCCATTTCTATTTGAACCTGCTTCCACAAAAACATGTCAATTGAGTTTTGTCCTGTAGAATCTTTGCGATTCATAATCTCCCAGAATTTATCGTTTATTTCAACCATAGATTCCGAATTGCGAATATAAACCATTCCAAAAATCATGGCAGTTTCATGTTCTGCGGTCATAGCAGTTCTATAATACAACTTAGATAGTTTTTGGCCTATTTCATCCAAATCACAATAAATCATCACATCATTATCAAATGTGAATGTGTTTTTCAAATTGTGCTTTTTCATAACGGCTTCAATGTAGAACGGTCGCATTCCGCATGCTCTCCACATAGGATCAGCATCTCCATCCCAATATCCAATAGAATCAACATCATAACGAGCCTGTAGTTGATCTATTCTTTCCCATTGAATGTTTAATCTTTCAAAATTTTCTTTGCCATAAACATTCTCGTCATCTAAAACTACCACAATTTTTGTATTAGGAGACCACTTTCTTGCTTGCTCTAAGCAAGTCCAAATGTGATTTTCCCAAGGATTATAATAGTCCTTTGTTCTTGGATTATAAGACTTGCTTCCAATTTGAAATATAACAATTGACGAATTCATTCTATAGTCTCCAAAATTTAATTGCTTTATGTATTTTGTAAGGAGGCTTTTTGTAAAGCCTTTATTCTTTGAATAGTATCGCTATAGTTGATATGCTTAAGATTTATATACCAATCCTCAAAAGGAACCCCTAAATAAAAATTTTTGGCATTTGCAGCATTTCCAGCATTATCCACTATTCTAACATAACCATTTAGTGTTAAAAGATTAAAAATATTTGCCTTAAGTTGAGTTACTTCAGGATTGCCCAAAAATACATTGTGCTCAATTGTAACAACTTTAGAAGTAAATCCCGAATCAATAAAAGATTTTAGTGCATTAAAATCTTGTCCTTCAATATCAATTGATAGATAATCAACAAGATTTGGAACATTATTCTCTTTGAGAACATCTCCCAATTTTTTACTGTTTTCACTACCATCTCCAATCCAACTTGCGGCACAGATGCAAGATCTTCCAACCATTCTGTTAGGGTCTACATCAACTATAATTCCTTTCCAACCTTTTTCTTCAAACATTAAAGTATTACTTCCGCCTTTTTGTTCGTGGCATCCTCCACCAACATCAACAAAATATCCTTGCTTCTGATCTTTTAGAACAATATCAACAAATTCATCTTGAAATGCTTCTGAATACATATTTTAGTCTCCCCAATTTAACCCGTCTGGCCCACCGTTTTGATAACGAGTTAAACCGTAGACAAGTCTTCCCTTTCTGGTATTTTTATTGTTTTCATCTCCGTCAATCATGTTAAAAATATTTTCTGCGATCTTCTTGTCGGGAAGAGCATTCAAATTTTTCAACCAATTGTTATGCTGATAGGTTATATCTTTTACAGCCCAAACTTTTTCTGAATCCATAAACATACGAACTCCTAACCAGTGAATCGGAGCATCACCCCAACGCTTGTAGTATATGTTTCCGGTCTTATCTAAATGATCGAAGTAAGACATATATTCTGGACTTCGGAAGAACGAAAACTTTCCAATTTCAAAATTGGTGTAAAATAAATTGTAGTTCCAAGTTCCATCAACTAAACGCCCCTTCAAGTAATCGTTCATCTTGATGTTATTCTTTTCCATGAAGTCTAAGGTGGTTTCCCACAACCCTTCCGCTACACGAGGAACTTCACCATCTTCGTCGCACATATAAGCATACTCGTATCCTCTAGACTTCATTCTCTCGAATGGATCGAAATTTATTGGAGAATACAAATACGAATCAGAATCTAATCTCCAATAGTATTCGTAGTTAGCCAAGCGTTTATCTGTGTAAATACCACCAGAGTGGAATCGGCACATATGCCTGTATCCCATCCAAAATTCATTCAAAGATACCGGGTAGTTTGATGGGTCTGAAGAAACCCATTCCGGCATATCAAACTTTAAGTATTCAAATTTTATGTTTGGTATAAACCCTACAGTTCTATGAATTGCCACCAAAAAATTTGAAATGCTTGGCTGGTCTATGTCATCATGGAACACGACTATAGGATAGTCTTTTACATATTTAAAGTTCCAACACAACATACTCAAACTGCGGTAGAGCAATGGAAGATCCCTCATTCGGGACATGTAAATTATCGCTGCATTTTCTGCCATCTTAATTCCTCATCATAAAAAGTTTTTGATATGTAAACTCTATACCCGCTTCAATACCAAAAGTATCTATCTCAGGTAAATTACTTTCACCACAATAAAACTCTAGATTTGAAGTATTTTGTACCGTAATAGGAACAGTATACTCGCCTAAAGAGTTTATCATATTTGCTATATTTTTTAAAGTGTATTTGTTTTCATATGAGCAATTGACTTCTTTGTTTGGATTGACGGATACAATATAGTGCTTTACAAGAGCGATCAAATCTTTCATGTAAAAGAAGTCCATTATTCTATTTGTATGAATTACAATAGGTTCCTTATTCATATAGCGAGTAATGTTTGCTTTTATAAATCTAGTGTCAATTTCGTTTTCATCAAACACTCCAAAAATTCTTATATTGTAAAAGTTGTCTGTATTTCTTATAGACTCTGCAATTTCTCTTTTACTTTGACTATAAAAAGTTTGATGAAAGAATTCAGCACCTGAACCAAAATGTATAAGCCTGCCAAACTTATCTTTGTTTGACAGTAAGTTTTCATACATTTTTAAATTTTGATCTCGTACAGAAGGATCCTCTGCCTTGAGTCTACTGCCTCCTGCTGCCGCACAATGTATTACTGAGTCAAAGGCTTTTCCTTTAAACCAAGTATTCAAAGAATCCGTATCACACAAATCAAAATCTGTTCTAGAGATTGTGGTTACAATAAAATTGTCATCCAAGTCCCGTTTCAGACTTTTTGCAATATATCCATTACTTCCTGTAATCAGAATACTTGGGGTTTTCATTTTCTCAGATTTAGATAAGTTGGACTAGGATTCGCAATCATATCGTCAAGCATCTTTTTCATTGATTCTTCGTTTGTTGGGTGAAGAACTGATAAGTTTTCTAGTGTAGTCATTATTTTCTTATCATCATCTGCCCAATGCGAAAATCCCAAATATCCATAATCCCGATCTCTACCACCACCAATAATATTCACAGGAATATTTTCGTGACTCAAATAATTACGAATCATCTCAAATGGTCTGTAAATAGCAAAAGGAGTTATGGAGTAAACAAAAGGAATTTTGCCTTCCATAGCCAATCCTATAGCCATTCCCATCATAGCCATCTCAGAAGATCCAACATTATAAAAGCGATCAGGATACTCATCTCTAATCGTATCCCATAGCCCATAACCCAAATCACCAGTTATGAGGTAAATATCTTTATTGTGCTTCATGTGTGCGTGAAGCAAAGCGGCAAATTGCTTTCTCATCCTAAAATCTCCATAGCCTGCTTATAATCATAATCTCTCATAATATGATAGTGGGCGTTCAAGCCTTTCAAAAATGGAAACTGTTCTACAGTAGTGTAGTGTATTTTTACATCAGGCAAAAATGCCTTTAGTCTATTAACCAAATACTCTTTATCTACTTCCATATAAGCAGCATACCCATTCACATTAACATGAACTTCTATGTTCTTTATGTTTTGCTCATGTATTGTTTTCAACGCTTCCCAAACACTACCTTCTGCACATTCTCCATCACTAACAAGAACATAAACTTTTCTATTAGGATTTGCAACTGCTCTACCAAGAGCAACAGTAATTCCTAAACCTAAACTACCTGTAGAGCAATAAATCTTATTCTCTTCATCTCTGTGTGGATGCCCACCATGTTTTAAGAACATCTCTTCAGCATTAATCCCATGATACTTTTCCAAACAAGCATACAAAGCAAGAGCAGCATGCCCAGATGAAAGAATGAATATGTCGTCTTTACCCATCTGAGAATAAATTTCATCTATCACATTAACAGACGAAAAGTAACTACCCAAATGTCCTAGTTTATTCTTATAGGCTATATCTAGTATAATTTTTTTAAGATTCATAGATTTACCAAATAAAATTATCTTTATAGTACTTCACTATATTTGTAAGTTCTTCATCAAAGTTTTTGATGGGTTCCCAACCCAAACTACGAAGTTTTGAATCATCTAAAGCATATCTCACATCTTGTCCAGGTCTGCTATAAGAGAAGTCTATGTAATTGGAAATTTCCTTTTCACCAAGACCACTAACTTTTAAGATTTTATTGATAGTTTCCAAATTTGATTGCTCAAACCCGCCACAAATATTGTATATCTCATTGGTTGTTTCAGACTCAATAATTGTAATTATTGCTCGTGCGGTATCTTCGACGTGTAGCCAATTTCTTACTGGAGTGCCATTATTGTGTAGAGGTATCTTTCTACCCAAGTGCAAATACTTACAAGTTTTTGGTATCAGTTTCTCAACATATTGACCAATACCATAGTTGTTGGTGGGTCTAACAATGACATATGGAATTTTATAAGTTCTAGCCCAAGCAAGAACCAACATGTCGGCAGCAGCCTTGGTTGCAGAATATGGATTAGATGGCTTCAGCATATCGTGCTCGGTATGTGCGCCTTCTGTGATGTCTCCGTAAACCTCATCCGTGCTAAAATGGATAAGAGTTGGAGTTTTTCCATTTTCTTGTCTATAGTTCTTAATCAGTTCAAGTATATTATAAACACCGTTTATATTAGAACTTATAAAATCATCGCTATTAGCAATTGAATTGCCAACATGGGTTTCAGCAGCAGTATTGATTATATAATCACAATCATACAAAAACTTTAGATCATTAATGTCGCATTGAACGAATGAAAAATTTGGATAAAGTTTAAACTCATCCAAAAGATTATCGTTTGCAGCATAAGTCAATTTATCAACGCCCTTGACATGCCATCCTCTTTGTAAACAAAGTCGAGTGACATAAGAACCTATGAACCCTAAGCAACCTGTTACATATACAATCTTCACATTTACCCCAATTTTATTGTTTCTAATAATTTACTCATAGTGTGCTATTCATAATAGGAAGATGAATTCTTTTCTTTGTCAAGAAATCATCAAGAGTAGATTCAATGTAATCTAAATGTTCATCTTTTATAACAGGACTTGTGCCTAAGAAGAAGGTGTCAGTAGTAACCTTTCTTGCGTTTGGATAGTCTCTAATAACTTTCTCCGAATCCATAAGACCTTCATACGCTGGTTGCAACATTAGATTTCCTGCAAAGTATGGTCTCGTTTGAATCTTATTCTCTTCAAAGTAATCAACAATATCGTTTCTCTTGAATGGACATCCATCCTTCAAGGTTACTGCAAAAGCAAACCAAGCAGGATCTGCCTTTTCAGTAGCCTTTGGTATTATGAAATATTCTTCATACTTTGAGAAAATTTGGCATAGTCTACGATGATTATGCTTTCTGATTTCAATAATTTTTGGCAGTCTCTTCAACTGAACCAATCCCATAGCCGCTTGCTGATCGGTAGGCTTAAGGTTGTATCCAATCTCATCATACACATACTTGTGGTCAAATATTTCATTTGGAAGAGCAGGAAGCCAGTTTGAGAATCTCTTTTTGCAACTTCCATTCTTTAGTAGATTTGCTTGCTTACCAACACAATAGCATCCTCTACCCCACTCGCGGAAACTTCTAGCAATAGTTTCTTGATTTTTGGTTTTGCAAGAAACAAAACCGCCTTCTCCCATAGTTATGTGGTGTGCAGGATAGAACGAACAAGAAGCAAGTTCTCCAAAACTTCCTAATTGTTTACCATCATATGTTGAACCCAAAGCATCACAACAATCCTCAAGAAGAATCAAACCATACTTCTCAACAATTTGCATTAATCTATCCATGTTTGGAGGATTGCCCAAAACATGAGCAAAGGTAATAATCTTACATCCTTCCTTTGCCTTTTCTTCAACCTGATCCAAGTTCAAGTTTAAAGTGTCTAGATCAATATCTACAAAAACAGGTTCAAATCCCACTTGAAAGATGGGATTAATGGTTGTTGGAAATCCTGCAATAGGAGTTATTACTTTTGTTCCCTTTGGAAAATTATATAATCTTTTAGATGTCATGCAAGACATCATAATCAAATTGGAACTACTACCACTATTTGTTAGAATACCATAATCCTTTCCCATCAAATTTGGGAATTGATTTTCAAAACGAATTCCATTCGATCCTAAAACCAACCAGCCTTCAAGTAAAGTTTTAATAGATTCGGTATATTCTTCGTGACCAAAATATGGACCCGCATATTGAACCCAATCTACACCCGCTCGCCATTTCTTGTTGGCGTGTTTTTCTTTTATGAAGTCTTCTACTGATTTTAGTATATGTTCCATAGTGTTTAGTGTATCCCCAATCCCCAATCATTCAAGTTTGGAATGCTATATTTCTGAATATTTTCTTTGATAAATTGATATTTGTAATTTTTTGTCAATTCTTGATCTTGATAAATGTTTGTTCTAATCTTTAGCGGGAAAGAAAACTTTACAGGATTCCAAGAAAAGTTGTTTACAGATTTGTCATATTCCTTGTAATCTATAACATCCGCATTGAATTTTATTTTATTAACATAATCTTCAATCTTCCAATAGTATTGCTTAATACCAACTGCCATCTTATCTAACCATTGAAGATGAGAAACAAAAATATGCGGTGGGGCAATCGTAACCTGATTCTTAGGAACAGGAAGATGTTCCGAATGCATTTGTCTATTTTTAAATACTGCTCTATCACTATATGAACCTATTCTATCTACCCAATGAGTTTCCCATTTACCATCGGTTCTTATTTCATCTTTTCCAATATATTGAATCCAATGCGTATAAAATAATGTATCCTTATTTTGATCCATCAGTTGCTTCAACTGCTCTTTCTTGACATTTCCATCAAGATATTCATCTGAATCTAAGCAAATTATTTTATCAGAATATTTAAATGCTTCATCAAAAAGCATCTGTCTAGCATCAGATTCGATTGCCAGTTTTTCTTCTTCACGATTTATCTGTAGAATACTAAGGATATTATACTTTTTTGCATTTTCTTTCAAAAATTCATAGGTTCCATCTGTAGAAGTGTCAACCAAGAAAACAAAAGCATCTGCATATTCTTGCCAAATAGGTAACATTTCTTTAATTAAGAACAACTCATCTCTAGTTCTTGTTATCTGAACTATCAAATTGTTATTTAATTTTAGTTGCGGTGGGTTAAATCCATTTGCTTTTCTTCTATCATAAATTGCTTTATCTACACTAGAGCCAACACGCATATTGTGTTGCATCAAGTCGTCTTGATTTTCTGCCCATTTATGAACAATAGGTCTTTTGTTTACATGAGTTAAAACACCCAAAGCCTCAAAAACTTCTGTTTGCTCGTTGTCGCACCATTCAGACTTATAATCAGGATGATAGATGTAACCAAACTTATCATATAGTTTTCTACCAATAACGGGAAGAGTTATGAGAGTTTTGAATCCATCAACTCCCTTTTCCTCTAGCCTTGGATCATTATTGTAATTAATGGCTCCGTAAAGATCAGGAAATTCGCGGAACATATCCTGAACGATAATATCGTCCCAATGATCTTCTATTGGTTCCATATCATCCGCTGTGGCTACAAGAATATCCCAAGGGGTGTTGGGGATGTCACGATTGATGGCAGCAATCTTACCCTTACTTTCACCATAAGAGTAGATTACATTAAGCGTATCGCTTCTCTTGATGTCTAGGAATCTTTGTATAGCACCGTTGTTGCACAGTATGTCGTCGGTGTCCATACTTACAACTAAAGTTATCTGATGCTTACCTGACAATTTCTCAAGGTAAGAATTCAAGTTCGCCATGAACTTGGATGGACGCTGACGAGTTGGGTACTTTAAAAGAAGATGCTTCTTATCGCTTTGCATATTGTATACTTTCCGATGTTCTGTCATCATATTGATAGTAGTGAAGCACTTTATCTAGGTGAGTTTCACTTGTCACAAACGGATACATTCGCATACACCAATCAATATCTTCTCC